TATTCTTGGTGGCCCGGGGCGGAATCGAACCACCGACACAAGGATTTTCAACCATTACCAATTTGCAATGAAATGAAGAACTTACTTGGATAACGCTCTACAAATACGCCAATTACGAGCCTTGAAGTATGCGGAGCTTTAGGCACCCCATACTTAATTGTAGAACGACTCGCGCTTAACCTATTGAACGAAAGGTTTCCTCGAGTCATGTATTCGCTGATTCGTGTTATTTTCATCAAAAAGCTGTTACACGAAACTATTTAGATGTATATTCCTGTTATTGGAAAAATTAACGGAGCAAATATGCCTTCGGCGAATGTAAGCGATCTGGAACGTCTGATTATGAAAAACATTCCTCGTGATGCCCTTATGGCGGTCGAGGATGCTTATTTCAGTGGTGATGCCAAAGGGCGCTCAAGGGCTGCTGATTTTGAGACAGGGCATCGGCCCTCTGCAGCAGGTCAAAACAAGCATTTTTCTATTAATGAGTCTTTTTTTGACGCGCTTTTGGCGCATGGGGCAAAACCTTCCCCGCTCCGGGGAACCAAACTGGTCATCGGTCGGCTGGGCATCTTCAATATTGCACGGCTTAACGTTCCTGGGCATCAGTGGGTTAATTTGGGGCGAAGCGCCACTCGTAAAAAGCTCGCGGATTTGAACCAGGCTATCAACAAGAAATTTGTACAAGCTGATTTGTTTGGTGAGGCGCCAGAGTTAGTCGAGGGTACGATTTTTATCATCGGCGTTATGGACGGAACCGATGCAAACAATATGTCCCAGCTCACACAAGTTATGCTGGCGCTGCCAGCACCAAATATGGAGTCGTGGTTGTACATGAGTACAATGGCGGATTTTCAGAAACTATACGATGAGGTGGACGCAGTAGTGCAGGTCGATAGTGCGAAGCCAATTCTTAGAATTATTACGAAGAAACAAACCGATAATGAGCAAGGGAATTAATGACATTCAACCGGCACGTCTTGAGCAGGCGCTTGCAGCGCGCGGCTTAACGAAGGGGCAACTGGCAACTCTTGTCGGCGTCGCTGCGTCAACTGTTACAAAATGGTGTAAGGGGGATCAGGCACCCGAAGTGGAAACTTTCGAGCGCCTTGCTTCTGTGCTGAATGTTCAGTCTGAATGGCTGACGCGTCCATCTCTCAGGCCTATTTCTACTCCCCTGTATCGCAGCAATGCGGCAGCTTTAAAAACGGCTAGGGCTAAGTTGGAAGCTCATGCAGAATGGGCGCAGGAACTTGCTGTTTTGCTCAGTGAGTATGTCGAGTACCCGGAGCTGAAGCTACCTGAACGGTCGTTTGAAGATCCAGAGCAGATAGGTAATGCGGATATCGAAGCGGCTGCCGAAGAGTGTCGTTCGCTATGGCAATTAGGTCGTGGGCCTATTCAGAATTTGACCTTGGCGGCTGAAAGTGCGGGCATCATAATTGTTCGTGAAGAGACTGAAATTTCGGCTATCGAAGGTCTTTCAAGTTGGAGTGAATTGCTAGCGCGTCCAATAATCTTGTTGTCGGCTGATAAAGCAAATGCATTCCGGAGCCGTTTCGATTTAGCACATGAAATTGGCCATCTAATTCTGCACAAACACATTCCACGCTCTACTGAGCGCGAGCGATACAATCAGATGGAACGGCAGGCGCATAAGTTTGCAAGTGCACTGTTGCTCCCAGCAGAAGCATTCTCCAGCGAAGTCCGCCTACCTCCGAACTTGGATAATCTTCTTATTCTCAAGCAGCGATGGGGCGTGTCCGTTGCTGCGATGATGATGAGATTGCACGTGCTTGGTTTTCTCAGTGATGATGAAAAGCTTTCACTGTTCAAGAGGCGCTCGGCGCGATGGGGTTCTAAAGCCGAGCCATATGATGACAAATGGGATATTGAGCTGCCTAGGCTTATGCGTCGAACTGTTGAGTTATTGATAAGCGAAGGCGTTCTTGCAGCCGGAGATTTTTCTAGATATCTGGGTGTTTCTCCACAGGATATCGAGAGATTATGTTCGCTTAGAGAAAACTATTTTTCTGCGCCCGCAGAGGTGGTTGAGCTGGCTACATTGCGTTCTGCCCGTACTGAGCCAAATAACATTCCGCGGAGAGGCGAAAAAGGGACTGTTCTATCCTTCCTGGGTTATAAAAAATAGCTGTCCTCAATTTGCTATCCTCAGTAAAAGAAAAAGGCCTAAAACAACTTAGGCCTTTTTTTATTGGGCTATCAAAAAAAATGAGGCGTGAATATTATTTCGCCAGCTTCTTTGACATTTCTAGATGACGTTCTAATCTATCAATTTCTTGTGCCATTTTTTCTTCTAGATCCTTAGCTTCCCTACCGCTTTTAGCGATTAATGATCTGACAGTTTCAATCAATGCCGACGTCTCTTCATATCTGATTTTTGGCATTTCCACATTTATTTGAATCTCTGCTCGCCGGAGAAGAAATGCCTTTTCTACGTCTCTCTGCAAGTCCTTTAGTTTTGAAGTGACTGCATCGGGGAGGCCCAGGTTATGAGCAGAGCGCAACATCTTGTCTTGGATTTGGGACTCCGCAGGCAATTCGTCGCCGAATCGTAGCTGATACCAGTAGCGAATCACTTTTAGTGCTTCGTCGTGGTATCGGCTGACGGCCTCGAAATATGCGTTACTGCTTGACTGGGGGTGGCTTTGCTCTGGGAACCCAAATCCATCGGGGGCTTCGTGTCCATACGAAGCATCTCCAAATCCCGTCGCTAACCAATAAGCATATTTATGCCAGCGTTTAGACACGGCTTCGATCATGCTGGCAGATGCACGCTTTTTCCCTCTATAAAAATCTACCCAGCTACTGGCCTCGATGCCTGTGGCGGCTTCCATCTCCTTCCACTTTCTGTCTGTGACCGTAACGAAATCTATCAAGGTCTTCAGGCGACCTTCGATTGACGCATTTTTCCTGTCCATTGTTTTTCCTTGACGTAATTCGATGAATGGATATAATCCATACTACTATGGAATATATCCATAGTTATCGGGTTTAAATCCACAATTAACTGGATCATAAGGGCTATCTCGTTTTTAGCCAATTTTTCTATTCAGGCTCATTAAGAGCATCACACTTTGAAAGATATCAAATGGACAACAAGCACTTGGTGAAATTGGTCGGCATGAAAATCATCCCTTACCGCAGCAAGACGACTGGCGCCGAGGAGCAAATTCGCTTGGCTCAATGCGTGATTAGCTCTGAAGACGCAGAAAAAGGGCCGAAAGTAATTGTCGGTGAATTGATGATGCCGAAGCACCTGTGGGATTTGCCGCTAGGTGACTATCTCGCAGAATTCGAATTGGCCGTTGATAAAACTCTGAGAATCGGAGCGCGTCTCTCGAAGCTCCATGCGGTCGGCCAGACCGCCGCCCCGCGTCCGAACGCCGGTAAAGAGCAAGAAAAGAAAGCTGCGTAGAAATGGCAGCAGGTTCAGTTCAGACGGTGTTGATCTGCGTTCCCTCTCAATTTTCCCAAGTCCCATGTCCTGCAGGAACGGCGATTACCGTCGTGAAAGCATATTTGATCGATGAGTCGCAGGCATCGAGCGTCGAAGCACAGAACGCGCCTTTTGACTATGCATACGCCTCTGGACTTTGGGGAATGGGATTCAGTTTTGTACTGGGATTGTTTTTGGTTTCGAAGTCGGCTGGAACGATCCTAAACATGATTCGCAGGTAGCGAGTAACCGACCGGACGGTAATCCGGATTTTTATAGGAGAAGTTTTATGAATAAATTCGTGAAGCGCGGCGTTGCCGCAGTTGTTACCACCGTCGCAGCAGGCTCGGCAATGGCTGCTGGTGGTGGTCCAGACATGACCGGTCTGACGTCCGCCGTGGACTTTGGCACAGTGACCACCGCAGTCTTGTCGATTGCCGGCATGTTGGCTGTCGTGTACATCGCAGTGAAGGGCGCAAAGATCGCGCTGGCCATGCTGAAAGGCGGCTAATCAGCGGTGCCGTTGGGGTGCGAAGCTGCACCCCATTTTTTTGTCAGGAGTGTGTGATGACGATCAATCAGCTTTGGTATCTGGCGATGTTCGTGTGGGGGATAGCGTCGGCATGGGCGGTAATTGAAGGTTTAAAGAACGGATGATTCTATGGACAAGATAATTTTTTTAATCCTGTGCATTTGCTATTTCCTGTCCCTTGCATTTCAGTTTCTGAATGACGATTTTGATCATTGGTCAGATCCATTTATCCAGGCCTTCTGCCGACCTCTTGAATTAATCGGATATCAGCGTGCGCTCTATCTATTGTTGGTCGTCGCACTATTAGCGCTGGCTATACCTACCGAATTCCTTTGACTATGTATAAACGCTTTCTCTGCTTGTTGATGGGGCTGCTAGTCGTGCTGAGAGCCGACGCAGGCGCCCTTCCTAACTTCTCTGGATCGGTCAATAAAGCAGTCGCTCAGACTATTGAAAAAACGGCGATACGGCGCGGATTTGCGGCCAACGATCCAAGGGTTGCTAGCACCTACACCGGTGTAGCTGGCGTCGCTGCAACTATCGCAGCTGATGTCGCAATGACCGCAGCAACAGCAGCTACTGCGCCTGTTTGGCTTTCAGTGGCCGCCGGACTAGGCGCTGCTGCTATTGTCGGTGGGCTTGCATATGGAGCCTATAAAGTATTTTTCGATGATGACAGTTCTGATGCCAAATTTGTCCTGCGAACTACTTCGGGTACTCCAACCGGAACGGTGACGACCCCTAGTGGGAGCAACACATATGTACAAAGCGGCTTAAAAGTGGACAGTGCAGGTCATATAGTGGGATCTACTCGCCTACGAATTCCTAACGGCGTATTTAACTTTCATGGGATTACAGTCTATTGCGATGAGCCAACGACCTGTATGCAATTAGCAGTTCAGGGGTGGATCAATTTAGGCGGTGGCACAGGGGCCGTGTTCGATGTGCCATGCAGTGCTGAAGTGAACTCTGTCATTACGTGCGGTGCTAGAAGAATTGGATCGGGAGGAAATACAACGCCTCAATCCACTTGGATTACTGGCACCTACCAATTCAATATGATCAATAACCCTCTGTATTCAGCTACGGTCAAAGGCAAGATTTCTGATATCGCATCCGCAGTCCCACAGACGGAACTAGATAAGGCTGCGGACGCCTCAGTAATCGCAAGTCTAGCCAACATGCTGTGGCAGCGAGCCGCGTCTCAACCTGGCTATCAGGGCGTTCCATATTCCACTACAGACCCAGTTACAACTGCCGACGCCGCTAGTGTGCAGTCGGCAAATCCATCTACCTGGCCTAGTAATTCGGAGTTGATCGCTCCGGTGTCGAGTGGCGCAGGTCAAGCCGTACCGATATCTCCGTCGATAACACCAGGGCAGCCTTCAACGAATCCTAGTACTGACCCGGGCGTAGGAACAAACGTCAACGTGGTGAACACCCCAAATGTGAATGTCGTCAACAAGGTTCAGGTAGACCTGGGAGCTGACCCGGCTGTCGCAACGCCAACGCTCGAATCAGCACCGACCGCGAAGATGATTCTTGATCCGCTGCTGAACCTTTTTCCTACGTTGAAGAATTTCGTTGTTCCCTCTCACGAGTCAGTATGTCCCAAGCCGACCATGAATCTGTTCGGTAGATCGCTGGTGTTGAGCGCGCATTGCGATCTTCTGGAATCGATCAGAGCAACACTCTATGCCACGATGGCCTTTGTTTGGACGATCGCTGCTATGTTCATCATCTTGAGGGCCTGAGAATTATGTTTGCGATTTTGGCATCAGCGGTCAATGTTCTCCTTGGCTTCGTCTTCAGGTCAGTGATAGTGAAGTTCGTTTTGTACTTTGGCCTCTTTTTTGTTGTCACTGAGTTTCTTCAAATACTTTCTCCGCTCTTGCCTACAGCCTCTGGCCTAACAAATTCACTGGCGGGAATGCCGAGTGGAGTTTGGTACTTCCTCGACCTTTTTAATATCTCTTACGGAATGCCAGCGCTGCTATCTGCATTCGTGACGCGATTTGTCATTCGCCGCTTACCTATCATCGGATAGCTTATGCCCATCAATGCATATACGGGCCTGATGCGCTCAGGAAAAAGCTATGAGGTTGTGTCGGAGGTAATCTTGCCTGCAATCGCTCGTGGGCGACGCGTGGTGACAAATATCGACGGCATTTCCGAATCAAAAATTCATCAATACATATTCGAGAAGCAGAACACTCCCATCTCGTCTTTGGGGAAAGTAATTCATGTCGACAATCAGGATGTCTTTCGAGAAGATTTCTTTCCATATTTTGATGACATGAAAAGCGCTCACGTAGACACTGTCGTCCAGCCTGGGGATATTGTCTGCATCGATGAAGCATGGCGCTTCTGGGGTGTCGGAAAGATCCACAAAAACCATCAGTCATTCTTCTTGGAGCACGGGCATTTCACTGACGAAGAGACTGGCGTGGCATGTGATCTTGTCTTGATGGTGCAGGACATCAGCACGCTCAATCGATTCTTAAAGAACGTTGTTGCTTTCACGTTTAAGACACACAAGAAGGTGTCGTTGGGCATGAACAATACCTACAGCATCAACTGCTGGGAGGGATACAAGCTCAATAAAGCCACGCTTGTTGGTACGTGGATACGTAAATATAAAAAAGAGATTTTCCCTCTATATAGCTCGTTTAAAGGCGGAGTCAGTGGAAAGACTGAGACGGTCGATCAGCGACAGAATAAATTTGGCGGCAAGCGGATTTGGATCACTTTCGGAACACTCGTAATAGTCACGTTGGGCTGCGGATTTGCGATATGGCGCTTCTTTCATCCTAAGCAGAACAATGAGAATCCTGATCAGCCAATTGCTCAGTCGGGGATCGCTGCAAAACCGGCTCCCAAAGGTTCACCGGGAAACCTTTCAGTAGCACCGCCTCAGCGCAGTGAGATATGGCGCATCGTTGGCAACTACATGGTGCGCAACGAATCTTTCGTTGTACTGGCTGATCCTCGTGGTGTTTTAAGGGTTGAGTCGCCATCTGTCTTCAACGGATCTCGCTATTCAATGACGGGAAGTGTGGATCAATCATTAGTGACGGTATGGACCGGATCTGCCGGTGTGCCTGTGAGCACTGATGCGATTGTAAAACCCCCTCTGCCACCTCTTGGCCAGATGCCAACTAATCACCCTTGACGGCCATGAAAAAAATATTCCTTGTGATTCTTTTGTGTTTCTCAATGTCGTCGTTCGCTGCAAAGAAAGACCCGGTGCCGTCACGTTTGGAGTTTCGTGAAGTTCAGATCGCTCAGGTCGTGCAATTGATATACGCCGAAACAAAAGACACGCCTTATGTGATTGACCCGGAAGTCTTGGCGGACAAACGTATCGTTTCATTTCGATACGATGCTCAGATGGGGGAATTTTCTCGATTTCTATCGGGATTTCTCGAATCGGTCGGCTTGATAATCACTAATCGCGACGGAATCGCATATGTCACAAAGAAGATCAAAGAAGAGTATGTCGAGCCGCCCCCTGACGTATATGTGTACCAGCCTCGATACCGGGATGGATCGTATTTGAGTGATCTTCTGGCTCCGCTATTTAAAGGCCAATTCACCGCGAAGAAGGCAATCCATGCTGCTCCTGAAAACATGGCGCCTCAACGATCGGTACCTAGTGGCTCTGCCGCTGCGCTCGTTGATCGAAGAAGCGACACGTTAGTATTTTTGGGGTCGGCTGAAGAGATCGCTCGGCTGAAGCAGGTCATGTTGCAGGTCGATATTCCCAAGAAGAGTGTCATGGTTCAGGCTATTTTGTATGAGGTCCAAACCTCTAATAGTGATGGAGGTGCCGCCAGCATTGCGCTAAATCTCTTGAATGGGAAGTTTGGTGCTTCGCTTGGTCAAGTAATTGATCCCCTCTCGAATATCTTCAAGTTTACTAACGTCAGTATCAATGCCGTTTTATCAAATTTTTCTTCTGACAGTCGATTTAATCTGATTTCAACACCGATTATGCGAGTGACATCGGGAGAGACCGGCTATCTGGTTGTTGGGGAGGATGTTCCGGTTTTATCTCAAGTTAGCTATAGCGGAAACGCGAACACACCGTTGCAGTCTGTTGAGTACAAACCGAGTGGAGCGATATTCAATATCCAGCCAATAGTGCGTGAGTCAGCAGTAGATTTGACGGTCATGCAGCAGACATCCAGTTTTGTTAGTACCAACACTGGAGTGAATTCATCTCCTACATTGAAGAAGCGCGAGATGGGATCGGTACTCACGTTAGCGGACGGTGAATTGGTTGTTATGGGCGGTCTTGGCGAAAATAAAAGCAGCGATTCACGCAGTGGGCTTTCCTTTTTTCCGAAATTTCTTCAATCACTAAATTCCAGTAATACGAAGACAGAGATTCTTCTTATTCTCAAGTTGACACGTATCTAGCCCATGACACTACTTTCACAAAATCGCATTAAAAAAATCCGTGAGCGCTTCACTGGCCGCGTGAGGTATGTCGCAGAGTCGCAAATCAAGATTCGCGGCGGAAAACTATGGATCAAGATTAATCCGTGTCTCTTGCGTAGAGCACATTTGTATCAAGGAAGTCCAGTAGTTGCCTTCGCTAAGCCCGGTGTGCGAATGGTGGTAGTGAGGCGTTTGCGGAGTGCCAAGGGTAACGTTGGTCGTGCTGGCATCTACTGAAGACCAGGAGGCTTAAATCTTAGGCGCTGTTCTTCTTAAACATGTCGCGGTCGGGCGGTTGGTCGCCCGATGCTTGCCGTAGGGGCCGGGTCGGTAGACCAACGCGGAGCGTTCCCCGTAGCCGGCAAGCAAGCATGTTTAAGCGCACATGATTCAAATGGTGAGGCGGGCTTGAGCGTGACGCCCGCAGCGCAAGCGAGGACGGAAGCGCGCGAAGCGCGCCTAAACTTGTATTAGGGACACTTAACGGAAATGAGAGTGAGGGCGGCGAGGGAAGAGATCGGTAGGGCGGGATAGTGGGTTTTTTTTGAAAAAGAAAAGAGACGCAACACCGGCAAGTGTTCGTCTCCATGATTAACACAAATGAGGTTGTGCTAATGACTAGCAATATAGGCGAGGGGACTTCTTTTGACAACGATTTTGAGTTTGATGAGTGTCGCCCTGCAACGAATGAGGAAACGGCGAACTGGCTTCTTGATGACGGGCCAGTCCTTAAGACGACGTGGATGATCTACGATCGCAATTTTCCTGACGGACAAAGGGAAATATGCGCAAGCCGTTCAGTCCGCATCAAGCAAGTTGGGGCGCTACCTTTTGCAAATCGTGCGAGGCGCGGGGAATCTGAAAAGCGTGCGGAAAATGATGACGATAGTGCTAAACGAGCAAAACAGGCTGTTCGTCTTCGCTGCAAATCGATTCGTGCAGATCGCATGTTGACATTGACCTATCGGGAGAACATATCGGATTGGGCACGGCTGTTGAAGGATTGGGATGCATTTCGTAGGCGAATGTCCCGATATAAGCAGTTCCATTATGTCGCGACGGTTGAGCGCCAAGAGAGAGGCGCGTTTCACATTCATGTTGCTGTACACGGGCGCCAGGTATATCAACTAGTGCGTTCCATTTGGCAGCGTATTGTAGGTTGTGGCGAGGATGGAAAGCCTGGCGGCCAGATCAATGTTCGTGATCCTCACAAGTTTGGCTTTGGTAAGAATGGCTCCCATAAACTTGCCGGCTACATCAGCAAATACATCACAAAAGATCAAGAGACGCATAGTCTAAATAAGAAGAGATATTGGACATCCAGGGGAATCGTGATCCCTGAAAAGAACTTCTATCAATTGCCCTATGGGGCGACAGAGTTCGATGCCTATTCGCATGTGATGACGATTGCTGCGAATCATCAGAATGAGGGAATGACATTCTTCTCCAATAGGGGATTGGGTGTTTGCTGGGTGGCGACGGCACCAACTCTTCCCTCGAAGGGAAATTGACGTGATCTTTTTGAGCAAAGATGAGTTGCGTCAACTTACGGGGTATTGCTACGGATCGCGTCAGATTCTGTGGCTTCAGCGTAATAACTGGACGTTTGAGGTCAATGCGCAATTCCGTCCGATGGTTGCTCGGTCTTATTTTATGCATCGGATGATGGGCGGAAAGGATGTGATCGGATCTGCTCTTGAGCGCGAAACTCAACGTCCAGACTTTTCTGCTATTGGGCGATTGCTGAGGAAGTAGGATGGGGCGTAGAAGGGAGAAGAATTTTAACTTGCCACCTCGTATGGCCCTAAAAAGCGGACGTTACTATCATGTTTCCAGTACTTCACCGAGAAAATGGACTCCCTTGGGGGGCGATATTAACGAGGCTAGGCGGAGGTGGGCCGATATCGAGAACGAGCCTGTGGCCATCGAGCAGAAGACTTTTGGGGTGATAGGACAACGTTATCTGAGGGAGATACTTCCCGCACTAAGGCCGCATACTCAGCGCGACTACAGTCAGTATTTTAAGCTTCTGGATGCAGTGTTCGGGGCTATATCTATTGATGAAATTCGGCCGTTCGATGTTGCCGAGTATCTAAGGGTTAGAGGCGAGATCTCTAAAGTTAGGGCGAACAGAGAAAAGGCTTTACTCAGTACCATCTTCAATCACGCCAGGTCTTGGGGGTACACGGACAAGAACAATCCTTGTGTAGGTATTCGTGGTCACAAGGAGAAAGCTCGGGATAGATATGTTTCTGACGCGGAGTATTCCGCAGTGTGGGCTTGCGCCCATACTACGCTGCAAGACGCAATGGATCTTGCGTTGCTGACTGGTCAGCGACCCGCTGACGTCTTAAAGATCGTTGTTACAGACATTGTGAACGATACCCTTCTTATCACCCAAAATAAAACCGGGAGAAAGCTTCGTATTGCAATTGAGGGTGATCTTTTGCAGGTTGTGCGCCGTATTCTTGGAAAGCCACGAAACAGATTAAACCACTCTCTTCTCCAGGATGAAGATGGAAAATCTCTTTCCTACTTTGCTCTGCGATCGCGGTTTGATGTTGCCCGTGAAAAATCAGGAGTTAATTTTCAGTTTAGAGATATTCGTGCAAAGGCGGCGACCGATCTTGAAGATCTTGCGCATGCCCAGAATTTGCTTGGTCACAAAAATCGGAGTACGACAGAGATTTATACGCGTCATAGAAAAGGCAGTTTGGTTCGCCCTCTGAGTAGATTGAGGGCTCAAGACAAGAGCGAATCATGACTGTGCTAGATTGATTCCTATAGGTACTCTAAGGGGGAATCATGAGCGAGAAAAATAGTGATTGGGATTTTGAGCCGAAGCACGAATTATTGGATTCGGTTTCTGAATTTTCCGGCGATGGAACAGTATTTAATGCGGCTCTAAACGTGCATGGAATGTACGAAACTATGAAGTTTGTATTGCGTTTGAGTCCGCGAAATCATGAGCTTGTTGACGAGATTACTGCTGAAGGAAGAACTGCTCCGATATCGCCGGAAGGATTTCAGGCGTACTCAACTTATCTTCATGAGACCGTTCACTGGTGGCAGCATGTTGGTTCTACCTCTGGCCTGTTATTGAGTCTGAGTTATCTTGGGCAGACGCATGGAAGCCTTGGGCAGCTTCGTCAGGTATTGGCAGTCTTTGGACCTAAAAAGTCCTTAAAGCAATGGGCCGAGCAAATTCTGGTGAAAGAAGGGCCGGCAGCCCAAGCTAAACTCGCAGCGGCCAATATCGCTGTGAATAACGCTCAAGATATTGAGTATTACAAGATATATGCCATGAACGCCAAGAAGAGTGCGCAATGGCTGTATGAACAAAAATATTTTCAAGCGATCGGGCATAACTATGCCATTGCCTATGGTCAATTGGTTGGGATGCTCGCTGATACTGTGGATCCGGAACATGTAGTTATCCCAGCGGCCAAAAATTGGGATAGCGAATTTGAAAGGCTTGAGAAATCGCGGCACGAAGGATTTTATTGGGGCTCGCCAATGCGGGTTCCGGCGATTGGGCTTCATGCAATTTATGAAGGTCAGGCGAGATTTATTCAGTTGCAGTTCTTGGATACGGTATATAGCAACGCACCGACTATAGACGAGTGGCGATCGCTAGGATACTTGAGTGGGATCTATGTTCAGGCATTTGAACATTTCCTTTTACTGTCGGAGTCGGAATGGCCTAAAAACGTAGATGACCCGATTGTTGGATTGTTTTTGTTGATCTGTGATCTATCGATTAATCCTACTCGTGGTTTCCCCCTTGAGATCGTGGACTTCGAGAATTTCATCAATGACGTTGATGTAGGTATCCGATTTACCTGCTTGAGTAAGGCCGCCTCACAGATGCCTCACTTAAAGAGCGCAATAACGGAATACAGTAGAGAAGAATACATAGCTGTCTCCGCTGAGTTATCTGACCGCATCGGGTATGACCGCCCATTGGATGCGCTGACGAAGATCGTTGGGTGGTTGGATACAGAGCCTGGAATACAGGCGCTAATGGCTGAGCACAAGACCTTTGAATTTGATCAGGTGAACCTACCTTTGCGGGTTTTCTTTTCGCATTTCCTATCTTTTGCAAAAGATAAGTTGGCGAGGCCTGAGTTTTTCTGTTGGGCTGGTTATTCGATGGTTGATACTGTGGGGAGTGGGGAAAATAGAGCCCTGTGGATACGGCATTTGTCACTATTTTCGGATAAGGCTGATAAACCAGGCGTGTATCCTCGAAACTGGCCCGATCGTGAGAAGGCTGCTATTCAAAAAACGTTCGAGAGTTTTTATTCGAGCATGGTTGCATACGATCTTACCCGCCAATGGACCTTGCAGGACGGGGAATTCAGGTGTGAATTCGAATGGTTGGCGAAGAGCTATAGCCAAGAGGATGCCGATCGCTGGGCTGATGTGGCATTCAAACAAGTGTACGGAGTGTCGTTGAAAGACTTTGAGGTATTTCCTGCCCAGTCTTGATGAGCATTCGCCCCTTTTCTTGTAGTTGTAGAAATCAGGGGCCGATTGTAGAAAACAAAAAAGGGCTTAACCGAAGTTAAGCCCTTTATATTCTTGGTGGCCCGGGGCGGAATCGAACCACCGACACAAGGATTTTCAA